GGAGGAAGCGGAGACTGTTCCGGATTTACTCAGTATGTATTTCAGAAAAGTGCTGGCGTTAATATCGGTCACGGCACAGCCACGCAAATTACGAAAGGCTCGAAAGTTTCGAAAGACGACGCTCAGCCTGGCGATTTAATATTCTTCCAAGGCACGTATCGAGCCGGCGTTTCGCACGTTGGCATCGTGACGAAGAAGGGGTATTTCGTAGGGCTTGGGAATAGCGGATGTAAGGAAGCAAGTTATACAAGCGGTTATTGGGACCGTCATTTTATGCAGATAAGGCGGGTGTAATAGCGATGGATAAACGGCTAAAAATCGAAGGTTCGGCAGCATCGCGCATGGTCCAGTTAATACGAAAGCACGGATACAATCGCGACATGTCTATCGAACTTGCAACGGTTATCACGCCACTGCCCGACTTATCTGTGCAACTCAGTTCGGACGGATTGGTGCTCGAACGCGAGGACTTAGTTATTGCGGGAATCGTTGCAACTTACACGCTCATTGCAGGCGACCAGTTAATCGTAATTGGCGATGATGATTCGCAGTTTTATTACGTAATAGATAAGGCGGTGGAATAATGGCACTTACACCGGAAAACATATACGAAGTTACCGAGCCGGAGATAACCGAGGAAGATGTCGCACCTTCGAAGACTTGGGCGATTGACTTCGAAAACGGAACATTAGGCGGATTCATTGACGGCGATGAAGCCATTAAGCAATTCGCATTAAAAGCGCTTATAACAGAGCGTAGCAAGTACGCTATCTATTCCGATGATTATGGCACGGAATTGCTAGATTTAATCGGCGAAGATGTCACGGCGTCGCTCCTAGAGTCGGAGATTCCGAGAATGGTCGAAGAGACGCTTGTTTATGACGATCGAATCGACAGTGTGTCCGACATTATTTTAACGCGAGACGGCGATAAATTATATATTTCATTCCGACTCGTAACGGTTACGGGCGAGGAGATAACAACGGAGGAGGTGGAGATTAATGGCCTATGAAGATAAAACGCCCGACGTGATACACGCGGGAATGCTCGAAAACGTTGACCCAGCGATTGACCAGCGTGAAGGTTCCGTCACTCACGATTTGACGATGCCGGCAGCCATTGAAATCGCGAATGCTTATATCGAATTGGATGCGGTACTTACGTTAGGATTTGCGGAAACGACCGAAGGTATTTACCTCGACATGAGAGCAAGCGAGCACGGAATTACCCGTAAAACGTCAGTAAAGTCGCAAGGCTCCGTAACACTAACCGGACCAATCGGAACGCTAGTGCCACAAGGAACACGGCTACAAACGGCCACAAGTATTTTCTTTGTAACGCTAGCCGACGTAACTTTAACGAGCGGAACAGCGTCAGCTAACGCAGAAGCGGAAGAGGGCGGATTGTCGGGTAACGTATCGGCCGGAACCATCACTGCACTAGCACCTGGCGATTTATACGGAGTTGTTACGGTGACAAATGCGGCGAATTTCGATGGGGGCGCGGATACAGAAGACGATGCTTCGTTATTAAAACGTTTAAAGGATCGCGTGCAGAAGCCGGCAACATCGGGCAACGCAGCGCACTATCAGCAATGGGCGCTAGAAGTGGCGGGTGTCGGCGATGCGAAGGTCTATCCGGTATGGAATGGCGGAGGCACCGTTAAGGTCGTCTTACTCGACACGGAAAAGACAGCGCCAGCCCAGTCGGTCATTGACGATGCGACGACCTATATCGAATCACAGCGACCTATTGGCGTAACAGTAACGGTAGTGGGCGCAAGTGAGTTACCGATTGATGTAACGGCTACAATGACGCTTGAGTCGGGCGCTGTTATTGCGGATGTACAGACGCAGTTTACAACGGCACTTGCGGATTACTTGAAGTCCGTTGCTTTCACAGGCGAGCTAATCCGTTACACGCGAATTGCGAATTTATTAATCGACGTGCCTCTGGTTACTGACTACGCGAACCTAACCGTTAACGGAGGGACGGCAAACATTCAGCCTACCGATGGGCAAGTCGGCGTGGTCGGGAGTGTGGCGTTGACATGAGTCGCGATATAAACCGAGCCATGTACGATTATATACCGAATTATTATGAAGATATCCGAGAGGCGCGCGCTATCGTCGATTCCGGTTCCGCTACAATTGCCGGACTGAATGCGGACATTAACGATGTGCTGGCGCAATTTTACGTAGACACAGCAACATGGGGGCTAGCGATTTGGGAGCGAATTGTCGGCCTGCCTAGCGCGGCAACCTATTCCGTTTGGGATACGATGGCGCAGCGGAGCGTGCTACTAGATACTCTCGAATATAAAACGTGGGATTTGATCGAAAAATCCTACACGTTGAGTTTGGACGAAAGGCGGTCCGCCGTCAAGTCGCGGTTACGTGGGGCGGGCACAGTAACGAAAACGATGCTCGTCAGCGTGTGCGCAGCTTATACCGGCGGAACCGTTGAGATTATCGAGATTCCGGCTGATTTTCGTGTTCAAATCGTGTTTACCGACATTACCGGCGTTCCGTTGAATATGGATGCGCTTGAGGCGGTAGTGCGCGACATTATGCCGGCTCATTTAGTAATCGAGTATGTGTACCGATACTTACGTTGGAGCGAATTAGACGGATACGCATGGTCGTGGGATACATTAGACGCGAAAGGTTATACGTGGGACGCATTTAGTACTGCAATTCAATAGGAGGTGTACGTGATTGTCGACAAATAAAACGGAATTTTTAAATATGAACGACTGGGTCGGAACTGACCCGTTTAGACGCGAAGAACTTAACGCGAACTTTCGTGCATTAGACGCTAAGGCAAAGGAGCATGCCGATAGTATTGGCGATTTAACTACGTTAGGGACTACGGAAAAAGGAAATTTGGTTGGAGCGGTCAACGAGGTTAAGACGTCTTTGGCAGAAATTGCGACGAACGTAAAAAGTTTTGGTGCCAAAGGTGATGGTGTAACAGATGATACAACAGCTATTCAAAACGCAATAACATTCGCACAAAATAATAATCGTTCTTTATATTTACCGTCGGGGACATATCTTGTTGCTCAAACTTTATTAGTCGAAAAGAGGTTGCGGATTTTTGGTGATGGGATGCGTACATCAAAGATTATATATTCAGGAACGTCCGTTGCATTGCGAATTAAACCATCATCAAGTTCAGATAGCACGTTTTATAAATTACATGAGTTATCAATAGAACCTTCTGTAATCGGTGGTGGAACTTATGGTATTGAAATCGAACTGATATCAGGATCATATTTTTCAAATTGGGAGATTTCAAGGGTTTATATCGGAGATTTCGGGAATTACGGTTTATCTTTTAATAATGATATTGGGAACGCGAATGGATTCTTCACAGGTACTATAAGACGTTCATGGGTTACAAACGGCATTAAAGGCACTAACATCGGTGATAGCATAACAATATCAGAAAACACGATTACAGGTAAAAACATAGGTATTAACTTTACCCATTTATCGGGAGCTAGGCAAGTAGTAATAAAAGAAAACAACATTACTACGTCTGGTGGAGTTATTTCCTTAACGAAAGCAGACCAACCAGCTATTTTAAATAATCAATTAGAGCATCAAACATACTTGGGTGATTATACAGGAGTAAGCGGTGGATTTATCTATCTTAAAGACGTAACAGCAGCAGAAATTAGCGGTAATACTATTTCGCCTGCTGGTGTATCAACAGCTATGGTGGCTGCGCAATACGCATTACTCTTTGATGGAACATCAAGTTTATGTGTTATATCATGTAATACTATCTCAAGAGGGGAAACATATCACTTAGGTTTTACAGCTGCAACAGCAAATAATATTGTTAAGAGTGATAATAATTATGATTCAACACCTGTAATTTCAAATTTATCAACAGGGGTGCGTAATCGTGGTATTGATATTCCGTTAACTGCATTGAATGGGTGGGTAACTTACGAAACCGGTTCTGAGATTTCTGCAAGGAAATTAGAAAATGGTTTGGTTATCGTTAGAGGTGCGTTAAAAAGCGGAACTGTTACGTCAGGCACTATACTTGCAACACTTCCATCCGGATTATTGCCTTTTAGAAAGAAGCGATTCCAAGTAACAAATTTTAATGGGACGGCATTTTCAAGTGCTACCATTTTGGTTGATACAGGAGGAAATATTTCGATTATAAGTGCAAGCGTAGCAAATAACTTACTTCATCTTGATGGAATACAATTTACAGCAGATTAATGAACATTTGGAGAAATACTAGATTTATATTGACGGATTAATTAGATTCGTTTATGCTCACAAGGTGTGAAAATTTCCAGATTAAAGGAAGGAACTTGTGATGCAAAATGTAATTTCTACAAAGAATAAACCATTGAAAAGTACAATTACATGGTTTTATTTTTTTGCTTTCTTTCTCGCTTTATGCTTTATTGATGAGGTAAACTTAGACGAACCAACAAAAATCAGCACAGTGTTTCACATTAACGCAAGTAAACTTTATGTATTAATTGGACTTTGTTCATTTTTCGTTCTAATTACCTTATTTAAAAAACCTCACTTTGACAAGGTCTTTGCTGGATTGGTAGCGAGCGCTAGTCTAGGAGTATTGCCGTTATTGTATATTGAGAATTCTTATAATTATTGGGGAAATTACCTTCCTTTGTTAATTACTGTTGCGGCTTATTTTATTTGTGTTCAAACTAAGTCTGATGTTTCAGAGAAAATCTATAAAATACTTTGTTTGATATGTTCAATAATCTCAATACAACTAATAGCCACTGAGTATCATTTATTCAGCGGATTGTCATTGGGGGATATTCAAAATGTAGAAATTAAAGGATCAATGAAGATTCCAATTGGCGAATCAAACTTTATTGCGGCTTTTTTATTACCTATGTTAATTTATATTTTTACGTACAAACGTACAAAATTAACTTATTTGGTTTCAATTTTGACTGTATATGGCTTGATGCTTTGTAGGTCAAAGAATGCATTAGGTTTGGTCATGCTAATCATTTTCTTTATGTTAACCAAAAAGGTAATTAAATATATCCTTAAGGACAGATCGGTTAATAAGAAAACTAAGGTTATAATTATGCTTTTTGTTACTGCTGTTTTTGGAGGGATATTAGTATTTGTAATGAATATGATCGGGTTGGTTATTAAAGAATTATCATTTTCTTATTTTTCTCCATACACCAATCCAATAGTTAATTACCTAGACACAATGTCTTCTGGAAGAGTTGTCGTTCTTCAAGAACAACTAACGAGATTTTCAAATCATTTATTTTTAGGAAATGGCTATAGCTACAACATTGGTGAGACAAAGAGCCACAACTGGTTTTTAGATTTATTAGTACAAAGAGGGTTTATTGGAACCGTAATATTTATTTTCTGTATCAAAAGTATATTTAAATCATCTAAACCATTCTACAGTACCGATAAGTTTACAAGAGCTGGCGTTAACATGCTTGCCATAATGTTAATACAAGGTCTCTTTGAGATTACATTCTTTACTATAAGTATTGATTTTCTAGTTTGGAGTATGGCTGGATTCTTAATTGCAAGACGAAGATTCTTAAAAACACAAATATAATATCACAATTGGACAAAA